ATGGCGAGCTTTAGAAAAAGAGAGAGGGCGGATGGCTCGTTCAGTTATACAGCTTATTTACGCTACAAGCGTAAAGGTAAGATGGTTTATACCGAAAGTGAAACATTCCCAAAGAAGAAACTGGCTGAGGTTTGGGCAGCTAGGCGTGAGGCGCAGCTGTCTGAGCTGGGTGCGCTAGAACGAGCCATTTCGGGATTAGAATCAAATAGCATGACGGTTGGTGAATTGATTGATCGTTATTTTGCCGAGGTATTCCCCTTGAAGCCCTGGGGACGATCTAAAACAGATACGCTAAAGCAGATCAAAAATTCAGAATTTGGTCAGTTAGCTGCGTCTACAGTTAAGGCGTCGGATATTATTACTCATTGCCGTAAATGGAATGAACGCAGCTCGTCTTCAACAACCATGCAGCACTATATCTATATAAAAGGTGTGTTTGGCGTGGCCACTGAATTGTTACGCTGTGAGGTTGATTACTCTCAGATTGATATTGCACAACGCACGATGTCGAAGCTGGGCATAATATCGAAGGCAGGTAGTCGTGATCTTCGGCCCACGGTAGAGCAAATGACTAAGGTTGTTTCCCTGGCACACAGTCGCCGGTTAAAGTGGGCAGAATCAAACAAGTCACGTAAAGACATTATCCCAATGGATAAGATCATTGTGTTTGCGATGTTCTCTTCTAGAAGGCAGGGCGAGTTTAGCCGTATGCTGCGATCGAATACCGATTACGAGCGTAAGCGTGTTCTTATTCCTGACATGAAGCACCCAACTAAGAAGATAGGGAATGATGTTTGGGTACTGATACCTGATGAAGCCTGGGACGTAATGCTATCAATGCCGGTGAATGAAGATATGCCAGATAACTGGTTTCCGTACTTTCATAAAACTTTGGGTGATCGCTTTAGACAGCTATGGAAAGAATGCGGTAATTACAATCCAGATGGTGATAATGTACGTTTTCATGATCTTCGCCATGAATGCCCATCTTGGCTGTTTGAGCGAGATGGGTTGAATGGTGAGCGTTGGGATGTTGCGCGAGTGGCTGCTGTGACGGGACATCAGTCTTGGGAGTCATTGAAAAGATATACGCAGATTGAGAATATTGAGCCTAATAATAAGTGGGCGAGTTGGGCGTGGGCTGATAAAGTGTGTAGGTGAGTTTGACGTCGGTTTGCTAAAATCGTGCATACCTATATACTATGCGCGCTCAAAACTAGCTGTGCACGCATAGAATATTGAACTAATATAATTGTATTGGGTCGTAATCTTCGTAGTTGACTTGCCTTGACTCACCTGTCATTTTACATCTAGCGGTGGTAGGGATGTTAACTGTTGTGCTGATCGTATTGGATAAAGGAATTGATAGTGCTCGTAGAGAAATGTAATCAGAATAATGCGATCAAAGTGGCTGCTTTTGCGGTTGAATTTGCTACTGTTTGTTCCCCTGATGTATTTAGATCATTCAATGCGTATGTGAATGCAGAAAAAAACGAATTATTTACTGCTAGTGAGCTTCTGGAAGGTTTTAGTATTCAAATTAATACTAATGAATCCGCTGAGTCTATGTCTAGAAGTCAAGAGGTTCATGGTGTCGTTCTAAAGAACGACAGCGGTTGGACTCTATCATTTAAAGATAATATCCTGGTTCTACAATGTACCGATTATATAGGTTGGGATGAATCTATTGGTTTTGTGATGAGCGCATGGGCATTCTTTATTTCTTTTCTTGAGAAAACTGCAGAGCCTCTGAAAATCAAAGCTCTGGGTTTAGAGTATCTAGATGAATTTTATATTAAGGATATAAATACTAATTGGGTCGAGGCATTGTTTAATAAGGACTCAAAGTACCTGCCTGGCTATATATTCTCTCAGAGTGGATTATGGCATGCTCATACAGGGTTTTATGCTGGAAATATTCTAAACCGCGTACGGATGGATTGTATTCAAAATACAGAAAAAAAATATTTGCAAGTTGTCGCGATGCAACATCGTCTTAATCTTCCTGAAGAAAGTGACTTATCTTTAGGTGGTGATGGTGTTCTCAGTAGTGTACGTGATGTGATGGATAGGATGCATTCTGAGAATGTGGAGTTGATTAGAGATATCTTAACTTTAGAGGTTCTCAAAGATATTAATATGGAGGCTAAGTAATGTCAGTAAAGGCTATTTCTGTGATATTTTCAGCGTGTGTCGCTTCTGGTGTGCCAGTGCAAGCTGCTTCGTCAATTCAAATTTCCTATTTAAATCGAGATTCGCAACTGCATGCGAAGAGTGCAGATGTGGTTGACCATTATATTGATACAGTTTTGGCAGAATCGCAGAAGGTAGCTAGTCGAGATAGAAAAAAAATAGCGGCCTTTCGTGCGAGATTGGGTGAGTATAAAACATTGCAGGCTGGGTGGGATGGGGAGGTTGGAGCTGTGCCTGATCTAGTTTTGATTGATAACTTATCTGTTTTGTTCGAAGAGATTGTTTTATCTGGTTTTGCTGTTCCTGATCCGGCAATTTCATCTGATGGTGAGATTGGTCTTTATTGGCGAAAAAACGGTATTTTTGCTGAAGTAACGATTGATGGGCCTGGTGAGTACAGCTACTTTGCAAAAACTAAAGATGGTAGGAATTTTTTTGCTGAAGAATTAACAGTAGCTTCTGGTATTCATCAAGATTTAAAATCGTTAATAGATAGGCTAAGCCCTAGGAAGCAAAAAACCCAAGTTGGTGTGGTTAAAAAGCGCGCTGCTTTGGATAGTTTTTTAGACGACAAGACTTTTCCGGAGAGGGAGGGTTCTGGTAGTTTTTTCGACGGAGGATTGTTTTTGGATATGGAAATGTATTCGCCGGGTTTGGCCTGTCGATAGGAACTTATTTACATGGAAGTATTAAAGCAACTCTTTCAGTCGGAAGATGTTAATAATAAAGTAGAAGAGTTAACGAAAGATCACGATAAAGCTCTAAAGGCAGAGTGCGAATCAATGTCCCCTGAGCTGTCTCCTGGTGTTGTTGAGAGTGATGAGTTAATCGCTAGAGTGCTACATTCACCGTACATGTATAATCTAGACGGGAATGAGCTTACATCGATGGCGGTGGATGATGTGCTTAATAAGGGGTTGTCAGTAAATCGATTAAAGTTTCTAGATTCTGATGAGTATGTGTTTCAGCTTGTGAGGAAAATGTATGACGACTGGAAAAGTGATCTTAATAATAAAGGCAAAGAAAGAGAATATATTGGCTTTGCTGTAGCAAATGTCGGAGAGTTGAGGTCGCTGAGGGATGGGCAAGACTTGCCCGATGTTCAGTTTGCGGGTGTGTATGATTCAGCAATACCTAGTGCCACTTATCACGCGGATGCATGTGTGATTTCAGGATTTGATGATAGATATCATAATAAGATAAGAAAGAAGAATCTTAATAGTTTACGGAGAGAGTTGTTGGTGGAGTGCTTTCAAAAAGATATACGAAGGATGCCCGTATAGTTTAAGACTTTTATTATTCATATTCATAAATGGTTTGAATCAAGCCTTCCTTGGCCTTCTTGATTAGCCTTTTGTCCCTTTCGGATCATTCCCATAACTGTGCTTATCTCTGATCTTTCCATTATCACCTCGATGAATAGAAACCTCAGATTGAGCCTTTTTAGCTAGCTCTCTAGTTTTTTCAAATGCTTCTTGTTGAGTGGGCGCGCTGACACTAGCTCGGCTAGCATCTTGGCGCTTGCCTTTCCAGCTGCCATCACTATCCTGGTAAACGTTATAATCTTTATCGGACATGGTGAGTATTCTCAGTTATTTTTAGGGTGTTTTTGAGTGGCCATCCATTGGCTACACGATAATAACTGGGGGTGGTTATTTATTATTCAATAGTAAGCTCTTAAAATACGAATTTATTATGAGATAAGGTCACGTCCTTCAACAGTTAATCATCTCCACATCCGCATAAGCTGCTTGCTTCACCTCAAAATCAAACCGACATATCTTCAGTGCTTTCAGCCTGGCTTGCTCAGGAGAGCTAGCGTGAAAATACTTAGTGCAGGTCGGCTTTCTGGTTTTATCAATAATCACAGCTTCATATAGTGCTGGCTCATGAGTATCGGGGAGGGCATCAATAATTCCCTGCAATTCTTCAGCTGTTCTTGTATTTGAATTCATCGTCGCATTCCTTGCAATTTGTGGGTCATACTTCCATTTGTTAACCTTAGCTCAGCAGTCGCGTATCCGTACATAAGAAAAAAGTCTGTTTTATTCATGATACTGTCATGTTATTCATGCCGCGTTTTCTGGCTGTATCGCGCTTAGCTTCAATTTTCTTGTATGCGTCAGTGATTTCTATATCTCCTGGTATCGTATTAATCGCACCACCTTTGGCTAGAAATGCCTCGATGTCATGCTTTATACGATCAGAATCCTCTTTGCATCTTGCGGCGGTAGGTGGCGTATATTCCTTGTTTTTAGACGATTTCATGCTCTAGCTCCTTGATTGTATTTGTTCATTTTTTGCCACTCGATTTGAGCTGCTGCTGATTTGGTGTCTAGGTATTCGGCCCAGAGTTTGGCGCTGCAGAAGTAACCGCCTTTGGAAGTTTTCTTATAAAAAGGCACAGGGAGTTCATGCAAAGCTGCTTTTCGCTTGGCTTGTGGTAGGCCAAGTCCGAACTGATCGCATAGCTTATCTAGCGGAATCTCTACAGATTCAAACTGAGCCATTACTAGGAATAAGGTATTCATGCTGTCTGCTCCTGAACCTTGGTTTGTGTTTGTGTGTTGATGTATCGGTTGCCTTGACGCTCAATTATTTTGCTTTCAATTAGCTGCTCAAATATCGGCTTTAGGCGTTCGTGACGTGCGTTGTGTTTGGCCATGATTCGTTTCATTGGGATCGTTTCACCCCATTCGTTATTGGTGATTTCTTGCTTCAATATCTGCAGGAGTGGGTCGGTTGTTTCGGTTTGCGTTTCGGCCGTTGCACCCAGTTGCGAACTGGGCTGTAGCGATTTTTGCAACGGTGGCTGTAACGTTTCAATAAGCGTTTCGGTCGTTGCAATTTTGAAACAAATCATCGGAATAATGTCGATCATTGCTGCTAGTAATACCCACAGTAACCAGCGCCATTCGGCTAATTGATTAGCGATTGCTGAGCCTGATTTCTGGTTGCTTGGGTTGGCGTTTTGAAGGTGTTCAATTTCAGATTCAAGCTGCTTTATTGCGTCTTGAGTTTGATTGGCTTTGGCCAGTGTTCGGTTAGCTCGACCTGTAAAGTTGATGGTGGTGTTGGCTAGGTCGTTCTTGGCGCTGAGGTTTTGCAGTGCCAGGGTATTATTGAGTTCGGTCAGCGTTTTGGTTTTTTCGCTGTAGCTGGAATCGCTGGTCAGTTCAGTAGTTTTGATTGCGTCATATCGTGATTCAATCCAGCCAATCGTGGCGGCTGCGCTTATGATGAATAATACGGTCGTCGCTATGTAGTTGCGGTTTGCATGAAACAAATACTGGCAGGCGACGAAACCTGCCCCAATTGCTGCAGCAATGATTTTATCGATGGTCGATTCAGCAAAAGACCACCAAAGCAGGGCGCTGCAATAGATTGAGATTGTGGCAAAGGTGCTACCGCAAACTTTTGCTATGAGAATCTTATTCATACCGCTGCCTTTGCTGAAGGTTGAATTTGGCTCTTATGGTTGATAATGTTTCAGCTTTAGCTATTTCCAAGGAATGAAAATGCATAAATACCGACTTTACTACCTGTCTGATGTTGACGATGCCAACTGGAAAAAATGCCAAACCACTGAAAGTGTTGGTGTGGGTGATGTTCTTCAGCTGGCATGCGGTTACTACCATGTCGTGTGTGAAATCACTCATCAAAAGACAGGCGTTCGGCTTGATCTTTCAAAATCGTGTCAATCTGCTGAGGAGGCATGGCTTGTAGCAAGCCAATCAGGACGCTACCCAAAAGATTCCCGCTCTCCCGTTGTGAATCCTCATCCGAAAATTCACGCAAGGGATGCATTAATTGAGCTTTAGTTCTAATGCCAGTGTTTTCAGCGCCCATGCTGGCGATGAAGGCAGCTGAACCAACCTTTTGGGCTAGGGTTTGGTCTTCCATTGGAATGGTTATTTTGTTCATGGTGTTGTCTCAACTTCAGTCAGTCTGTAGATCGGTTGGCCATAGTCTTTTGCAGGTACTCCAGAGATCGACGTCGGGAAAAAATGGCCGTCACAGTAAATTCGACTGCTGTTGTCAGTGATTTCATCGGGTTGAAGTTTCTGCAGTTTGAATACTTCAGGTGTTTGTTGTGTAGCTGCTTGTTGGTATTGCATGATTATTTTCCCTTCAGTTTCTTTATTCGTGAGTTCAGTGCTTTCTCTACCGACTTTTGTACGCCTAGAACCTGAATGCCTGCTTCGCATTGTTCCAGGTTAAAACTCTTAACTTGCTGCAAGCGTTCTGTGCCACTGGTGTGGTAGGTCTGCTTGTTGTTATAAATGCCTGCTTTAAATGGGTTGTTCATTTCCAATTCCTCAAATAATAAAAAGCCATCCTTGGCTTGTAGCGGGTGCTATGTTCTTTGTGCTTGGAGTGATTCTGCGATCTCATTACTTAGTTTTCTAAACGGCGTATTGCCATCAAGGGATTTGTAATAGTGTTTTGTTGCTTGAGGCTTCACTTGGTCTACGTTTATTACTTCGTTTGAATTCTTTGATTCAAAAGGTTTAAAGCCATTAATTTGCATGGTCTTTTTCATGATCAGTAGCTCTGTTTCGTGAGCTTCGTGCTGTCTAAGTAGTTGCTGGTTGCAGGCGTGCAGCTCGTTGTTTTGCTCAATGACTAAGTCGTATTTTTCAGATAGTGATGCAATTTGTAATAAATAATGCTCAATCGAGGAGCTAGGTGTTGTTGTGTTTGTCATGTTTCATCACCAAAATACAAGTTTATGTTTAGGTAATAATACAATTAAATATTGTTTCGTCAACAATAAATAATTGTTTTTCGTGAATAAATTGGTTTGTTACTATTGGGGCTTATCTAAATAAGGAAGTTTTATGGGTATTGATACGGTGAAATTTCACGGTCGTCGGTTGCTGAGGCGTGACGCAGATTCATTTTTTGGGCTGTGTCTGGGGATGCTATCTGATGGCGAGGTGAATCAGGCTGAGGCTGAATTCTTACTTGATTGGTTAGGCGCTAGACCGGAGCTTGATAGTGATGACCCGTTAATTGGTGATATTCATTGGAAGTTAAAACATATTTTGGCCGATGGCGTAATGGATAGTGCTGAGGCGTTGCAATTGTTGAGGTTGCTTTCAACGTATACTGGTTGTCCTTCAGCAGATAAAGCTCAGGCTCAGGCGGCTACGACTTTACCCTTGTGTGATCCTATGCCTGATATTGACTTTGCAGATCAATCTTTTTGTTTTACTGGGGTGTTTTCGATGGGCACGCGCAGCGACTGTGTTGATATGGTGCAGCGTTTCGGGGGAGTGCAGTCTAAAAATATTACAATGAAGCTCGATTATTTAGTGATTGGTCATAAGGTGACGCAAGATTGGAAGTGTCAAAGTTATGGAAATAAAATCATTAAAGCGATGAAATATAGGGATGAGAAGGCAAAGCCGCTACGGATAGTGTCTGAGAAGCACTGGATCGATTCTATGCGGTCTGCATTAAAAGCCAAAGCCGCTCAGGTATGATTAAACAATAAGAGTAATGAATGCTGAGGAACCTCAGTATCGAGATAAAGCTGCTTAGTTACTCTGGTATCCACATGCCGATAACAAGACCAATTACTTCAAAAGGCTTTGTTATGATTGGATATTGTGGATTGATTGATTGCAGGTAGCGTTGTCCATCAGCGTCACCATATTGTTTGAACGTGGGTATTTTTTGTCCATTTTCCCCATCTATTAGGGCGATGACTCTGTCGCCATTCTTTGCTTCTTTGGCTCGCTCTGGATCAACAAAAATAATACAGTCCTCTGGATAACTACGCCCGTATTGAGACGTCATGGTGTTATCTTTAACTCTTGTTGCGTAAGTCATTTTACTGTGTGGTGCTGGGCAGGCAATCAATATAGAACTAGTGCTGTTCTCCATTTCAGCAACCTCATCCATTTGGAAGAACAATACGTCATTCGTGGTCTTATCTTCCTCCATCGCGAGAATCCACTCTGCTCTTTGAGCTGCATTAGGTGACTTTAATTTAAGCTCGCCAACGCCATGGCTTAGCCATCCTGGGTTGATGCCGAGAATTTCTGCCATCTTGAATGCATGCTTGCTGCCTTTCGCTTTAGGTGAGCAGGCTATTTGGATGCTTTGTTGAGTAACGCTCAACTCTTCTGCTAACTGCTTTTGTGTCATGCCTGCGCTTTTAAGTGCAGCACGAAGTCGCTCGCCAAATGTATTCATTTATTTCACATATATGGTGTTTTTCACAATATTACAGCTTTCCTTTGCTTACTTCACACAATGCTGGGTTATGTTATTTTTTTTAAAATACTAGACTAAAACAATCCTAGCTTGTATTGTTGCGTAAATAAAACAAGGGGAATTGATATGGAAAGTAAAGAATCCTTCTCAAGGAGGGCTGTAAAAACTCTAGGTAGCCAACTTAAAGTTGCAGCTCTTGTGGGTGTCACGCAGCAAGCAGTTTGTCTTTGGATTAAATCTAATCGTATTCCTGCTGAGCATATTTTGAAACTTGAAGAAGCTTTGATGGCAATGGGTTCTTCTATCGATCGTCATGATTTACGTCCTGATGTGTATGGGCCTCGTTCTGAATCTACTCAGTCTGCCTGATCTTTCAATTGTTTCAGCGTTTAATATTTTTAAGGAGTAAACGGATGTCAGAATTTTACAAAATTACGCCAGGAACATCGCTTCGTGATGCTGTGCGAGAAGAAATTAAGCGACAGCCTCACGGAATGACTGCTGCTTGTGCGGTGATTGGGGTGACGCATCCCCAAACGATCACGAATTACACCTGTAATACCAAGCGTGATACGCATTCCATGAGCCTCGATCAGTTTGAAAAAATTATCGAGTGGTCAGGCGGTGGGTGTATTGCTCAGGCGGTGGCCGAAATGGCTGGCGGCGTGTTTTTGCCTATGGGTATTGAAGACATTGAGAATATTGATGTGCTGAGTGAAGTGATTATTAGCATTGAAAGTGTGTCTGGTTTGGTTTCTGAGGTTAAGGAGGCAATTGCAGATCGCACGGTCGATAACGGTGAGTGGGGCCGTATTAGAGCGGCTAAATTCAAGTTGAGTACGGCAGCCAATCGTTTGGTGGCGCTGTGTGCTCAGATGAGGGAATGAGTGATGAGTAGTTGATTGGATAAATTATGGAGTTAATTTGCGCGGATTTTTGATCATGATTTCGGCGCAATTTTCGCGATTTTTTTGTGACATTTTCTATGTGTGTGGAGTCCGTAAATGGATGCTCTACAGGGGGACTTATGGGTGAAATAGTGAATATTAGAGGCACTTATACTGGGCGCTTTTGGCAATTTAACGAAGATGAGGCAGATGCACTTTTGTATTTACCGCATATCGACCAAGTGCTGTATTTGATGGGTTTAAGGCGGCATATGGATTTTGCTACGGGTACGGTTGGTATTCGTCGCAAGGTTAGTTACCAAATGTTTAAAGAGCTGCTAGAGGTTCATCGGCAGAGAGGCAGCACCAAGCCAGATCATTACCCTAAGCGTGATGAATTACGGGCATCGATAAAGCGCTTGGAGGGCGCTGGTTTAGTCCAAAAGTTACCATCTACTGGTAAGGCAATTGCTGAAAGTATGGTGTTCAAATTGCCGCTTGCGCAGATTGGGAGATCAATCCCAGTAATGGAGGAGCAGCCCGAGAGAGTAACGGCAGCGCACACACCGCAAGATTCAGCGCTGGCGGGGGCTGGCGAGGCTATGACCCCCACGTTAGAAAAAGACATGAACCCCACACCTCGGAATATCAATATATCAGTAATAAAAGAACATACCGAAAACTCTAGCGAGTTGTCGCGTTCTGAATCGCCTGATTCTGATTGTTCTGAAGCTCTAGAAGCAAAAGCGGTTGATCAGGGCGTAGGTGATTTGAAAGCTTGCCCGCATCAAGCAATTTTGCAGATTTGGAAAGACGTTCTTCCTGGTAAAACACAACCCAACGTAAATTTATGGAGCAAGCAAAAGGCATCTGCGCATTTGCGAAGCATGTGGCGTGAAGCTGCGACCATTCCCCACAGCAGTGGCACTAGAACTTTGTATTCGACTCGTGAAGAGGGGTTGAGGTGGTGGCGTGCCTTTTTCACTGATTTATCTAAATCCAATTTCTTGATGAGCAGTGAGGCGGCTTTTTTCGATTTAGGCTGGGTGGTTAAGCGGGATAATTTCTTAAAAAGTTTAGACGGAAAGTATCGTAACAAGGGGAATGGTCATGCGTAGTTTATTTAATTCTGAGTGTGAAGTGAGTGTGATTGGGGCGATCTTGCTGGATAGGGATGCTTTTTCTGATGTTGCTGAGGTGGGTTTAACGGGTAAGTCTTTTTTTGATCCGCGTAATGGAATTATTTTTGATGCGGTGACGCTGATGGTTGAGGCTAGTCAGCCAATTGATGTGGTGACGGTGGCACAGTACTTGGAGGGAATAGGGCAGTTAGAGCAAATTGGAGGGCTGGGTTATTTGGGCGAGGTTGCTGATTGTACGCCGTCAACTCGCAATGCTGGGGCGTATGCGAGGATTGTTTCGCAGTATGAATACGAGCGTATGTGGCTTCGGACAACTCAGGAGATTGCTGAGGTACTGATGGGAACAGATAGCGCTAATCACGATGATCGTATGGGTAAGATTCAGCAGATTTTGCTGGGTGCTGAGAAGCGAGAGAGTGCTACGTCGGTTGTTGAATTACGACCAGCGCTCAAGAAATACCTTGAGGTGCTTGATGAGCGCGCTAACAATCCTGGCATTCATGGTTTGTTAACAGGTTTCGAGCATGTTGATTATCGATTGGGTGGTATGCAACCTGGTGATTTAGGAATTATTGCGGGTAGGCCTGCAATGGGAAAGACGGCTTACTCGATGAATATCATGAAGCATGTTGCGTTGAAGCAGAATAAAAATGCGATGGTGTTTAGTTTAGAAATGCCGACGACTCAGTTGGTGCAACGTATGATCGCAGCCGAGGGCAAGATTAAGTTGGGATTGTTGAAGTCGGGCAAGGTGATGGGGCTTGAAGAACAGATGACTAAGTTTGGTGCTGCAGTCACAAATTTAAGTCAGTCGGGTGGGCAGATATTTTTTGATGATACTGCAGGTTTGGGTATTTCTGAGTTGGTGGCTAGGGCCAAACGCTTTCATCGTAAGCATGGGCTTGCTGTGATCTTGGTTGATCATATTGGCTTGGTTGAATCGTCGCTGAGTACTGACAACGAGACGTTGCGTTTGGGACAGGTGTCACGGTTATTGAAGAAGCTAGCGAAGGAATTGGGTTGTGTTGTGATCGGTTTGGCTCAGTTAAATCGTGGTGTTGAGCAGAGGGCGAATAAACGACCTATGATTTCTGATTTGCGTCAGTCTGGATCGATTGAGCAAGATGCTGATTGGATTCAATTGCTGTATCGCGATGAATATTATAACGAGGATTCGTTAACGCCTGGGCAAGTAGAAATAATTAGCGGCAAGATCCGTGATGGTGAACCAGGGACTGATTATTTGGGCTGGCGTGGAGAATATAACTTATTGGAAGGGATGCCAGAGGGTGGAGGTTTCCGACCTGCTGCGAAAGAAGAGGAGAGCTTTGTATGATTGATTCGATAGAGAATCGTTTAATTATTTGGGGTGAATCGATGGCTGCTGAGATTGAAGGAGGTCGCCGGTGTTCTGCAGGTTTTGATATTGAGGATCGTGGCGGCGAAACGTTTGGCAATAAGATTTTATTGGATGTTGAGATTGAAGAAACTGATCGAGCGGTGAAGTCTTTGGATGAAACTTTACGTAATTGTGTTGTAGAAATTTACGTTCGGGTTGATTCTACGATGGAGCAAAAGGCTAAAGCGTTGTTCATGAGTGTTCGAACTTTGAGAAATAAGAAGGATAAAGCTCACCTTAAAATTAGGGGTTTTCTTGTGTCTTCTTGCGTCTCCTAGCGTATTGAATTTATTTTGCGCACGTTTGTAAATAGCCATTGCAAACGTTGCCGATTCATGGAAAATGCTTCCTAGTTCTGGTTCTCTGCTTGAACAGAAACTTATTAAAACCTGCGTTATTTTTTATTCATTTAAAAAGTTCGCGGGTTTTTTTATGCCTACGATTTATGGTCTGCCTTTACCCAGTTTCGGCTGGGTCTTTTTAAAGAGATTAATTATGCGAACTGTTGTGCTTCATCGTGATACTGAATCGGATGAGGGAACACTGGGTCGTTTATTTGTTGGTTGGAAATTGTTTTGTCATTCCATTGAGCTGCCTGATCGTAATAACGAAATAAATTATTCACGAATACCAGCGGGTAAGTATCGTTGTGTGTGGCATCGGTCGCCTCGGTTTGGTTGGGTGTATTTGGTTACTGGTGTTGATGGTCGTTCTCATATTTTAATTCATGCCGCAAACTGGGCAGGTGATAGCCGCAAAGGTTATCGATGCAATCTGAATGGTTGTATTGCGCTGGGAAGTCGGCGTGGAAAGTTAGCAGGACAGTCAGCCGTCTTAGCCAGTCGGTTGGCATTGAATAAATTCTTTCGTGTTATGAATAAAAAACCTTTTGATCTAATTATTGTGGAGTCAGCTAATGCTTGAATCTTTATTGAGTGGCGGTGTGCTTGGCCTGATTGGATCGTTAGGTTCTAACATTTTAAGTTATTTTAAATCTAAGCAAGAGCATAAGCAGTCTGTTGAATTTCGTAAGCTCGATATTCTTGCGAGTGAAAAGGAACATCGTTATGCGTTGGAGCAGATTAAAGCTGAGGCTCAGTATCGTAACCAGCATTTGCAGATCGAAGCCGATCGCGATTTATCTGTCTCTGAGTACAGCGCGTTAGAAGCATCGTATAAATCTGATACGGCGTATGACGGCGATAATAAATTATTAATGTTTGCTGAGTTTATGCGTCGTATTACACGGCCGACGCTAACGTTTGTTCTGGTGTTTTTAACCAGCGCTATCTATTTCACATCACTGGGTGAACAGCAGGAATTAATCGCTAGGGCCGTTGTTGCTATGACAGCAGCAGCGCTTTCGTGGTGGTTCTCTGATCGTCAGATCGCTAAGCAGATAACGGGTAAATTATTATGAGTGGCGATGCGGATGAGGGCGCGGCAAATAGCGCAGAGGTAACTGCGGTGTATAAATTGCTGGGCACAATGAACTCAAAGTTAGACCGTTTGATTTTGTTAGAAGAACGACAGAATAATCAAACCTCTGATTTAAAGCGTGCGTTTGTTCGTGTTGAAAAGGTCGAGGATAGAGTTCGACAATTAGAAATTACGGTGGGTGAGTCTTCGGTTAGAACTCATCACAACACCGGTACGATCACGGTGTTCGTATCTGCAATAGCATCGGTTGTTGTGGGTGTGATTGTTTGGAATCTAAAGGGGTAACTCATGCCAGTTAAAGCACCGTCGTTCTGTAAGCATTCAGGCTGCGGCCAGTTGGTTAGGTCTGCGTACTGTGATGAGCATCAAGCTGTTGCTGATCTACGTAAGAAGAAAGGCCAGATTGATTACAACAGTCGTCGTGCTGACTCTGATCGCCGCTACTCAACTGAGAAGTGGCGCAAGCTAAGCATCACCTTTCGCAAGCGTAATCCGTTGTGTGCTAACTGTGATGCTAATGGTTTGGTTCGTCCTGCAGCACTGGTCGATCACATCAAAGCAGCTAAGTCCCATCCAGAATTGTTTTATGAATGGCGCAACCTGCGTGCGCTCTGCCAGCAGTGCCACAACCAGATCGGTATGAAGGTTCTCAGTGCTCAAGGGGAGGGGCGGGTTCGATCCTTGGAGGGGTAAATCGTCCCGAACGAAGTGTTAATGTTCCGTGTGAAATGTTGAGTTTTTAGGGGGGGGGGTTAAGCCTTCCATACATTATGAGGTGTGATTATGTCTGACAATAAAAGCGCTCAGATCATCCCTTTGGAGTCGCGATCTGCAGCTTCACAAAAGACAAATTCAGGGGCGGCGCAAGGCGTTGATGATTTATACCAGGGTGTTCTTTCTGGCTTGCCTAACAAACCAAAGGGCTTGAAGAAAAAAGAATCTGAATTGTGGGATGAGATGGGTCAGAGGTTGGCGGATCTTGGGATTCTTTCTGAAATCGATTTGTCTGTATTTCATCGTTATGTAATTTCGTATGTCGAGTGGCAACACTGGAATACTGAATGTCAGAAAGAAAGAGGCATGAAGTCGATTCAGGTTTTCGCAACTGGTGCGCGCCAAATGTCTGTTGAGGCTGTGCTGAGAAAGCAGGCTGCTGACTTGTTGGCAAAGCTAGAGCAGCAACTGGGTATGACGCCTCGCGCTCGCCAGGCTATTAAATTGGAAAACCCAAATCAGGGTTCATTAGATTTATGAACGCGGTTACTGCAGTTCCTGCAATTGACCTTGGCCGTAAATATTTAGATCTTGCATACGATTATGCTGCTGATGTTGAAAGTGGCGCGATCGTTACTTGCCGCTGGGTAAAATTATCGGTTAAGCGCTGGTATCGAGATCTAGAAACGGGCGGTGATCGCGGTCTTTACTTTGATGAAAATGCCGCTGCGCGTGTGTTTAGGTTTTCAGGCTACTGCAGGCAGTACGAAGGCGAATTTGCTGGGCTACCGCTTGAGCTGCAAGGTTGGCAATGTTTCATCATTGCTAATGTTTTTGGCTGGATGCGAGCGGATGGCACACGTCGTTTCCGTATCGCTTACGAAAAAGTCGCGCGAAAAAACGGCAAGTCGACAAAGTTAGCGTTCATCGCAAGTTATGGTTTGTTAGCTGATAACGAAGGCGGCCCCCGTGTTTATTCGGCGGCAACCAAACGCGATCAAGCAAAAGAACTCTACGACGCTGCAGAGGCAATGATTGCCCAGTCTCCAAAGTTATCGAAGATGGTGCAAAAGTATTCCGATCGGCTTATTGCAAAACAAAGCCGTGGGCGAATGCAGGCGCTGTCGAAAGATTCAAAAAGTATGGATGGTTTAAACGTTCACTTCGGTTTGATCGATGAACTGCATGCGCATCCAACCTCAGCCGTTTGGGACGTTATTAAATCTGCGCGTGGGGCACGTAAGCAGCCATTGATTTGGACGATCACAACAGAGGGTTACATCCCTGATGGTGTTGATGCAGATCAGCAAGAATATGCAGTAAAAGTTCTTGAAGGTGTTATCGAAGACGACAGCTATTTTGCGATGATATTTGCGCTTGATGATCCTAAAAAATGGGATCAAGAAGAAGAGTGGATCAAAGCCAATCCTAATCTTGGTATTTCGGTAAGTATTAGCGATATGCGCGAACAGTGCAAAATGGCGAAAGAAATCCCAACCGAACGTATTGAATTTTTAACTAAAAAGTTAAACATCAAAGTGCGCGGTGAAGCCAAGTGGATGAACTTAGAGTCATTCATTAAATGCAAGCTTGAATACAGCGACCAAGAACCATGGGTTGATGAACCAAGCGGTAAAAATCGCGGTGCAGATGCCTGGGGCGGTCTGGATCTATCAGCTGTTGAGGATATAACGGCTCTATCATTTACGATCAGAGTCAAAAGCGGAAAAACAAAAACCTTTTCTCGTGGTTATCTACCCCAAGGCGCACTAACTAGGCGGCTAAAAAAGGGCGATAAATCACTAGAAAAGTTCGTGCAAGAAGGCTGCTTAATACTTACGCCAGGTGAAACAGTTGATTACGACTATATCAAGGCTGATATTCGCAAAGCGTGCGGGTATTTCAGTGTTCAAGGCGTAGCGTTTGACCGCTGGAACAGTAACCAGCTGGTAAACGACATGATTGCCGAAGGTGTGCCAATGATCGAATTTGGCCAAGGTTTTGGCAGCATGAGTACGCCTATGAAGGAGCTGATGGTGCGTGTACTGAATCAAACTGTTGAATACAACAACGGCCTTTTGTATTGGGCAATGAGCAACTTAGTTGCAGACATCAACCCAGCCGGTGACGTAAAGCCAGCAAAAGACAAAATTAAAGAAAAGATCGATCCGGTTGTGTCGTTAATCATGGCACTTGGAATCATGATTTTGATGCCAGCCAAGAAAAAACCAAAATCAATCTACGCCGACGGTGAAATATGAAACTAAAACTACCAAAGATACGCATGCCGCTCGACCAGCTTGATTTCATGGTTCTAATCTCACTGGGTTTAATCGGTGCAGGCGTAAACGAAATATTGGGTCGTGGTCCAGCCATGCTGTGCACAGGATCAATCATCCTAATGCTGGCCATGATCATTGCGCGTGGTAAATCGAAAGGAGTCACACAATGAGCCTATTTGATGGCCTTGGTAACGGGCTGCAAATCGATGCGGTACGTCGCTCAAGTATCGATGATGTCCACCCATCAACAGGCGGCGGTATGTTCGGCCTACAATTTCGTAGACCTATCGCGGGTGTGCCCATCGACCACGATAGCGCATTAACCTATTCAGCAGTTTGGGCCTGCACAAAAGTAATATCAGAACACATCGCCATGATGCCCTGGCGCGCTTTTGAGAAGAAAAACGGCATACGCCAGGTGGCGGACGGATCGTTATTAGACGGGCTGCTTTACCGTTCCCCGAACGACGAAATGACCAGCTTCGATTTTCGCCAACAGCTAATACTCAGCGCATTACTGCAAGGCAACGGCTTGGCCGAAATCGAACGAACTCGCCACGGTGATCCTGTAGCCATTTGGGGGATCGACTGGCAACGCGTTAATCCCGATCGTGATCGTCGCGGTCGCTTATGTTTCGACATTGCAGAAAACAACGGCCCAAACACCGTGTTATATGCAAAAGATGTCATCCACTTAAAAGGCATGGGCTACGACGGTTTACAGGGCTATAGCGTTGTCGAATACGCCAAGCAATGTTTTAGCCTTGGCCTCGCCACCGAACAATTTGGCGCAGCCTTCTTTGGCAACGGAGCAATGCCAGGCGGCATTATCGAATGGAATGATTCAGGTGAGCAGCCAGATGGTTGGGATTCGAACGCCGCTAAAAACATGAAAAGCTCTTGGAATAAAAAACACCAAGGCTCAGCAAGGCACGGCGGCATCGAAATATTAGAACCGGGTCAAAAGTTTAAACCCATCTCAATATCACCCAACGAAGCACAGTTTTTAGAATCACGAAAATTCGGCATCAATGAAGTGTGCCGCTGGTTCAATGTTAAACCGCATAAAATCGCGGATTTAGAACGTAGCACCAACAGTAATATCGAATCACAAAACATAGAACACGTTACCGATACATTATTGCCTTGGGTTACTCGATTAGAACAAGAAACTGATTTTAAGTTTTACGGTCGTGATACGCGCCGTTACAGCAAAATCAACATGTCGGCGTTGCTGCGGGGTGATCTTAAAGCACGTCAAGAGTTTTACAAAACCATGCTCGATCGTGGTGTTTACTCCATCGACGAAGTGCGCGCATTTGAAGATATGAACCCACTGGACAACGGCCAAGGCGGTTTGCGTTTAGTGCCTATGAACATGTCTAGCCTGGAACAAGCTGTTAAAAACGGCAACACAGGAAAAGATAAAGCAGCTCAAGATAAAGGAACAGATAAATGATTGAACAATCACCGGTTTGGGCTGTAGATGCTAACTCAGTGCCACAGTTGGCCAAGCTGCCAACGCTATTAGCTGCAGAAAAGCAAAACTTCTCAGCAGAAGCACTAGCAGAAGGCCTAGCATTCTCAGCAGGTCCAGCGCTTGAAGCAGAGCGTTCAGAATTGCCCATCTCGGTTTACGACAACGTCGCAATCATCCCATTGCGCGGCATTATGCTCAAATCATATCCATGGCGTAGCAGTTACGTTTGCAGTTCACTGCACGTAAAGCTGGCTATTCGCAGTGCGCGACTTGATGAAAGCATTGATCACATTCTGATTATTGCTGATACACCAGGTGGCAGCGTTTCAGGAATGCACGAGCTCGGTGATGAAATCAAACTAGCCACTGAAAATAAGCAGGTTGTTGTGCAGGTTGAAGGATCGTTGTGTAGTGCCGGTTATCACGTTGCTGTTGGTGCGAATAGCATAATCGCAAACCATAAAATGAACGTCATCGGCTCCATCGGTGTACGCACAGTATTAGTTGATACCAGCAAATACTACGAAGATATGGGCATTAAAATCATGCCCATCGACACAGGCGAACATAAATCAACAGGCCAAGACGGCGTACCCGTTACCGACGCACAAAAAGCCGAGATCCAGCGTCAGGTCGACGAACTCTATGCTGAATTCATCAGCGTCATTGTCGAAGGTCGGGGCATCTCAGAAAAAGATGCAAAAGCTCTGGGTGATGGCCGCACTTGGTTCGCAACGGATGCGCTCAGTAGTAGTTTGATCGATGGCATACAAAGTACCGAAACAACACTGCAAAGCCTGGCAAAGCGCAACGTAAATAACACCGCAGAAACCAATGCTTTCGCGGAAAAAACCAATGCCGCCTTTGCAGAGTTTGAATCACTCATCGAGTGACTAGTTGAATAAATAACCAAATTTTTAAACCGATTGCACGGACTGAAACTCAGCCTGTGGGATCACTCACGTCTAGCTAAACCTGAATCAAACCAGAAGACTTAAGCCTTAAAGGGAAAAACCATGACTCTACTCGAGAGAATGAAAGCCAACTTGGCGCGTAAAAAAGCAATCGAAGCAACTGCAGCAGCAGGCGCACGGGATCTTACTGCAGAAGAGCAAACAGAAATCACCGATATCCTAGCCGATTGTAAAACGATCAAGGCAAAAATGGACGAAGCGGCTGAATTCGAAGCGTTCGAAACAGATGTAAGCGCAGGTGTTGGCCGTAAGTCTGGCAATAACGAAACTGCAGGCAATCAACAGCCAAAAGCAGAAGAAGACACAATGCAAAGCTGGGCAACCGCTGGCGAATTCTTCTCAGCAGTCTATGGCGCATCACAAGGCCACATCGACCAGCGCCTAATGGCGGGTAATGCCAACGCAATGGGCACCGACGGCGGCGAAGTGGGCTTTCAACTACCACCTGCAATGCGTCAGCAAATCTTCACCTTGTTTGAACAAGACGAAGGCGATTTGATGAGCATGGTAACGTCAGAAACCACTAATTCAAATTCGGTTAAATACTTAAAAGACGTGACAACGCCATGGGATGCAGCGGGTATTGTTGTTCATTGGGACGGCGATTCAACCGACATGACGCCAGTTAAGTTCAACTCAGAAACCCAAGGCACGGCAGAGCTTCACGGCGTTAGCGTATTCGTAAATGTAGAAGAAGACCTGTTAGAAGACGCGCCACGCTTAGGCGCTCGCTTATTGCAATCAGCACCACGCGCAATGCGCTGGGCGGTTAACGAAGCTATTCGCACGGGTAACGGCGTAGGCAAGCCACAAGGGTTTTTAAAATCAAAAGCCTTGGTAACGGTTTCGAAAGAATCGGGTCAGGCGGCAGGGTCGTTAACGATCGATAACTTCGCGCAAATGTTCACTCGCATGCTGCCAAGCTCTATTGCTCATTGCCATTGGGAAATCAATCACGATCTACTGCCTGAATTGATTAAATTGAAAGATGAAGATGGGAACCTGTTATTCACATCGCGTGATATGGGGATTACCAAGGGTCCAGCGGGAACGATTCTGGGTCGCCCAGTGATTTTCAACGAACATCCAGAAAAGCAAGGCGATGCTGGCGACGTACAGCTAATCGATCCGCGCGGCTACTACATGCCAAAACGTACCAACGCTGAAAAATTCGCAGAATCTATTCACCTGCATTTTGACAAAGCCGTTAAATCGTTCCGCTGGAGATTCAAAGTCGGTGGCCAAACGTTCCTAACCAAGCCGATCAAGTCAGCGAAAAGCGATCTTGAAAAGTCTCACTTCGTTGCACTGGGTGCGCGCAAGTAGCGTTTGATTACCTGGTACTGTCATCCGTGACGGTACCAAGCATTTTTTAGTTAAAACAATCCGATTAAAAATTAAGACCAAGGAGCTCACATGAGCCAATCAAGCCTAAATCCATCAATGCGTGCAGTTATCGTCACAGCATTAGCATCCGCTGCCAACGCTGCGGGTTCTCACTCAACAGCTGCCATCGACATGGCCGACTTTGCCAACATCCAATTAATTGGAACCGTCGGAGCGTTCGGTGCTGGCGCAACCGGTACTGTTAAATTCGAACAATCAACCACCGACGACTTTGCAGAAGTAAAGTCGATTGTGGGTCGTGATACTGTCGATTTAGTAGAAAATAAACCCATCGTGCTTGATCTAAGCCAAGGCGAATTAGATGTTGATAACGACTACCAATTCGTACGCGCCACATTGACAGCAACAACTGAAAGCATTACGTCAGGTTTTGCAGTGCTCGGCTTCGATGCACGTCATGCCCCAGCAACGCCAATGACAGGCACCGTTGTTAATACACGAGCATCGTAACGTGGATTGGCATCTAAGCCGTGTAGAGGCTCCCGCTTTGGAGCCCCTTACACTAGATCAGGTCAAATCAGACCGTGGCATCACTCACGATCTGCACAACGACGACTTGGCAATGTACATACAAGCGGCACGCGAATCAGCAGAATCAAAAACAGGCCGCGCGTTAATTGACCAAAAATGGCAGCAAGTGTTTAGCAATATCGGCCAAGCCGACAGCGCATTGCCTTTAATTCGCTGGCCAGTTAAATCAATCGACAGCGTAACAATTAACGGTGAAACAGTTGATCACACAGGGTTCGAGTTTTTACCCGGTGATGATTCTGTAATCAGCTCAAAACAATTCATCGGCCAACGAGTAGTAGTGACCTACAGCGCAGGTTATGGCAATGCCACAGCGGTACCGGCAATGGTTAAAAAATGGATGTTGGCCACGATTGGATCAATGTACGAACATCGCGAAACCATGGTCTTAGGCTCAGTCGTTAGCCGTGTTAGCTACATCGACAGTTTATTGAGCCCATTGCGCATTAGCCGCTTCTGGTAAAAATCGAACAACGGTAAATCGAGGTGAGCATGAGAGCAGGGCAATTAAAAGACGCGGCTACACTCGTCGATCAAAACGGCTACCCAGTAGGGGCTGTTCAGCTAGTTGGGTTAGAAGACAAAGACACTGGAATCGGATTCAGCGAAGGCTTAAAAAGCAACGCAAAAATAACAATCCGCAGCCGATGGCAACCGCCGCTTGTTCCAGGTAATTACTGGCACATTGGACCACGTGTGTTTCTTGTCAACGGAGTCAGTAATCCCGACGGATCACAACGCGATGCCATCAGTAGTTGCACAGAATTTGTGGGGGCTATGGTTATAATCTTAGCACTAGGGGAGCCGCAAGACGGTGCGCAAGTTAAATGCGCGTTAACGCAATACCGCGTAAAGCCACAAGGCGAACACGAATTTTTAAGCGCTGGTGTAGAGACAGAACGGCGTACTGCAGAGTTTATCAGTTCACAATATCGGCCAGTGATCGGCCACGAATTTACGCTAGCAGGTGCTCAATATCGAATTATAGAGCACGACAGTGAAACATCAGATTCACACGTCAGCGCCGCGTGGGTCGAGTTTTTAGGTTATCAGTAGTGCTCATTAGTTGAGGTGTTTATGGCAAGCAACGTAATTGTATCGGGCTTAGACGAAACCATCAAAATGTTGGATTCACTAGGCAAAGGTGCGGATGCGTTAACGCGCCAAGCATCAACCGAAGCGGCAAACGATCTGCGCGATACTTGGTTGATTAGTGAAGTCTCGGGCGGTACCGGAATTGGTCGCGGTGTTATCCGTAAAAATGCGCGTATTACTCGAGCATCGACTAAGTGGCCAGGGGCGAAAATCTATTTCAGCAGTGCAGGCATTCCCGTTGAAGAATATAACTACAGCCAAAAAGCTGCAGGTATTAACGCCACTCGATCGCAAATATTAGTTGACTGGGTAACGGGTGGGCAAAAAGTTGCAGCGGGTTTTATCAACCAACTCGGCAAACGACAAACCCCGCTATCTACTCGCAATGAAAAACGCAAAGGCGCTAAAACTTACACCTACGGCAAAGGCAAGATGACAGCTGCCATGGGGCCAAGTCTAGCGACGGCTTATTTAGATCTGCCAGAAAATGAAGTTCAAAACCAAGCGCAGGTGCGGCTTAACGATCGGCTTACTTATCTTTTAGACGAAGCGATTAAATAAATCGGTTAACGAGAATCCCATGACAACCAAAACCCATGAAGTGCGTCTGGCTATACAGTCGCGCCTTGCATCACTGCGCGCTGAAAACAACAAAGCCAGCAACATACAGGCCGTATTGAACCCAATTGAGGCGCGTAAAAAAGACAGCATCCCGACAGTGGGGCGCTATGCAGTGCTGTGGACATTAGACGGCCAATCGCAGGCAGGCAACGCCAGTGCGGTTATGTGGAAGCAAGAATGGGCGGTTGATATTCCTGTTGAATGGGAAGCCGAAACCGAACAGCTGTTAGACCAAATAAAAGTAGAGCTGGCATCAGCACTGCTGCCAAAAATCGAGGGGGTTAAAGAACAATCTTTAGGCTCACTTCAAATCAGTTACCCAGCCGGTGGCAGCGGTAGAGCGGTTGTCTCTATCGAGTTCACCACTGTGTATGTGGAAACACTTTCTTAAGAAAAACCCAAACCAAAAATGTAAAAAGGAAAACTCATGAGTGATTTATACACTTACATTGGCGCTGGCCAAGTTTATTTAGAAAACCTAAACGCATCAAAAGGCTTACTGCCGATTGGTGAAGTGTCAAAGTTAGAATTGTCGATTGAAACCGACAAAAAAACATTGCAAAGCCACGTACAGGGCGGTGGTGGTTTGGCTGATTCAGTTGCGCGTATCAGTGCATTGAATTATTCAATGGATATCAATTCATTGTCACCAGAAAACCTAGCCATGGCCATGTACGGTTCAACGACCGCTGCAGTGTCTGAAACGATTACCGACGAAGCGCACACGGCTTACCCTGGTGCATTGGTATCGTTCACAGCGGTTCCAGATTTAACCGATCCTGCTGGCGTTGTAGTTACCGGTGCAGGTGGCACGCCAGCGTATGTACTGGGCGCAGATTACGACCTATCCCCAGCGGGTATCGTGATTAAAGCCAGTGGATCAATCACAGCGGCCACGCCAATCTTGGTTGATTACTTATCCAAGGCTCACAACGTGCTAGAAATGCTAACCAACTCAGGTGATGCCTATCGCCTAGTGTTTGAAGGTTTGAACGAAGCGCGCAGCGACAAGCCAGTTATTGCAGAACTGTTTCGCAATAAATTCGATCCAACCTCTGGCCTTGGTTTGATCTCTGACGATTTTGGTGTGTTGTCGTTAACGGGCTCAGTGCTAAAAGATCCAGCAAAAGCGGGTGCTGGCATCTCAAAATACATGAACATCAAAATGGTTTAACGCTGTATTCATAGCGGTAGATTAGCAAAATAAAAGGCGCATCGGTTAAACGATTAATGCGCCTTTTTTATTTTTATTTTCAGTAAATATTTTTTCTTTTTATTTCAATATTAGCTTTTAATTAATAGGGCATTCCCGTGGCTTCAAAAATTGTCAGTCTTATTCTGCAAGCAAAAAACAAACTGTCTCCCCCTGTTGATGACGCAACCAAATCATTAAACAAAGCAAAGGACCGGGCGCTTGAGTTAGAAAAATCGTTATCACAATTTGAAGGTGCCCAAAAGGCCATCGACTCACTAGACGATGTACGAGATTCCGCAACCGAAGCCGAAAAATCTTTTGATTCGGCACAGCTAGAAGTTATTCGTTTAAAGGCGGCGCTTAAAGCAGAGAAGACACCCGAGCTTGCTTTAGCATTAGATAAAGCAAAGATCTCATCCAGTGCAGCAAAAAAAGAGTGGGCTGCTACTCAGAAAACCGTTAAAAACTTAGAAAAAACATTAGAGCGTGCGAGTGTCGATATTAACGACATGGCCGGTTCACAAATTAAATTAACCGCATCGTTAAACAATACAAAAGGCGCAATGCAGGCGAACAACCAGCGCCTAGAATCACTGCGTAAAAAAACAGGCGAATACTCAGCGGCTACAGAAAAATCAACAACCAGTATGGGTGGCTTTATAACCAAGGCCGCTGGCTTTTTGGGTGTGTATACCCTGGTAAACAAAATACAAAACTCTTTCTCTAAATTGGGTAGCTCTGTTTATGATTCAGGTATTCAATTCGAAAAATTCGGCGCGCGGTTAAGTGATTTAGAGTTGGGCTACATTGAAGAATTTGCGCGTGATGTGCCGTTTCAATTAGCCGAAACAGCTGAGGCGTTTGCACAATTAAAAACGTTTGGCATCGATCCTATGAACGGATCACTGCAAGCGATCTCAGATCAAACAGCAAAATTGGGTGGTGGCCAAGAGGAATTAAAAGGCATCGTAACGGCGCTTGGTCAAGCGTGGGGTAAGCAAAAACTACAGCAAGAAGAAGTATTGCAGCTGATTGAACGCGGTGTGCCCGCGTGGGATTTGTTATCAAAAGCCACGGGTAAAACAACCCAAGAACTTCAAAAAATGTCTACGGCTGGCCAGTTGGGTCGTCGCGAAATTAGCCTACTAATTGAAGCTATGGGGCAAGAAAGCTCCGGCGCTGCAGCAAAGCAAATGGAAACATTAGCGGGTTTGGTTTCAAATCTGCAAGACCGTTTTACCCAGTTCTCTCGCATGATCGCTGATGCGGGCGTGTTTGATTATTTAAAACAGCAGGCGACCGATTTAATCGCCAAGTTTGAGGAGCTAGGCAATAACGGACAGCTCGAAAAAATAGCCAAGCAAATTGCAGATACGTTCATCTTGGGTGCTGAATCTGTTAAGTCGTTTGCAACCACTGTGTATGAATTATCAGGCACTTTATTAACGCTAGGCCAAGCGTGGCTAGGTTTAAAAGTTGTCAGTTGGGCGGGTCAATTAAAAGCGGCGGCATTGGGTTTTATTGCAGTAGACAATTCTGCAAAGGGCGCTAGTTTCTCGTTGCTCAGGCTGGCTACGGCAGCAAAGGCGGCCATGGGTGCCTTTGTTATTCAGCAAATCTTTAACGTGGTATCGGCCTATAAAGAGCTGGGTATTGAAATTAATAAACTAGAAGCGGCGCAACGTCAGCAGGCTGATTCACAAAGTGCGGTTGATGCACGGTTACTTGCAATTGCTGAAAGTACAGGAATTGCCGTGCAATCAATGGCTGATCTTGAGGCTCAGATTCGTTTAGGCAATATCGTGATCGATGAGCAATTGAATCAGTATTTGAATGCAGCGCAAGGGGCTGAATTGTTCGCGCAGCGTCAATCGTCTGTTTCAGAGTCGGTTAAAGGCTCGGTTTTTAATCAGGATCTATTGACACAATCAATGCGCAATACATCCGAATCGCTAAAAGATGCAGCGTCTGATAATAGTAAGTTGGCCAGCGTTTTAAATGATCAATTATTGCAAGCATTAAACGGTGGTATTGAAGGTGTTGGCGGGTTTGTGTTGGCGCTGCAATCAGCACAACAAATGGGAAGTCTTACAGCCCAGCAAATAGATGATGGCTTAGTAATCGCATTGGATAAATTATCAGACGAAGAACGTTTGCGCTTTGGTCAACAGATCCGCGAAGCCATGGCAGTAGCTGCGCAAGGTGCTGATGGCGCTGGCGTAAAGATTGAATACTTGCAGCGCTTAATGAATCAGTTTGATGAATCAAGCATTACAGCATCACTAAAAAGACTGGGTATAGAACAGGCTGAATTAACAAACGGCATTAGCTCTGGGGTTGAGCAGTCGCTAAAAGATCTAAATGCGCTGAGTGATAATCTTTCAAGTATTGGTGATGGTGCCGGTGATAATAAAGCCGTTTTCGAGGGGTTGGGTAAGGCAATCGCAGGCATAAAAACCGAGGCCGACGGATTAGCATTATCAGACTCTATTAACGAATTTAGAAAGAAAGGGCAAATAACGTATGCGCAGTATGCTCAATTAAAAGAAAAGATAACTGAGGTTGGCGGCGCGGGTGTAAGTGCCGGCGCTCAAATGTCAGCGGGCATCGAACAAGCTGGAAAAAGTGCAGAGCAAGCAAGTGAGAAGGTTGAAATGCTCGCGGATGCTGCAGAAAAAAGTGATCGTGATGTTCGCGGTGCGGCTTCGAGCCTTGCTGAGTTTTTCAATAGTGTTAAATCAGAAGTCTATGCATTAAGCGACGCAGCGGGTGCGGCGTTTAGCAATAAAATGGGTATAGATGTTCAGCCTGTGCTTGATGAAATTGAATCATTAAAAGCGGGTATTGATTCGGCGCATGTCGAGATCAGTGCGCTGGGCCGAGACAATCTGACGCTGTTTGATGCCACAGGTATTGCTCGTTTCTCGGGTGCCGTTCTGAATGCTCAGAATGAAGTAGAAATCGCCTACAACTCGCAGAAAATAAAATTCCTAGAATATCTCGATGTCATTAAATCAGGTGAGGGCATTAACGAATCATTCCTAAACTCAGCTGAAAACTCAATCAGCAATATGAGTTTATTAGGCCAAGAAGATCTGTCGCAACTTCGTAGTGCCCTAGACAGTGCAAATCAAAAACTACTGCAAATGAATGCCAATGCACAAAATACGCTAGACGGTTTGCAAAATGAATTAGATTCATTGCAGGGCAATCAAGATGCAATAGCGCAGCGTGATTACAATCGTAAACGTGAAGAATTAAACGCCGCGATTGAAGATGCGAAACTCTACGGAAATAAAGAAGCGATCGCATCTTATACCGAAGCGTTGCGAGTGCTTGACCAAGTGCGCAGAGAAAAAAATAATCAAACGCGTGAAAGTGAGCGCGAAACCAAAAATACATCGCGTTCATCACCGTCTAACTCACCCAGCACTACTATTAATCTGCAATCACCCACGGGCAATAAAACGGTAACACTCAATGGCGATCAACAGTCTGTTGCAAATTTATTAGCTGTTTTAGAAGATGCGGGAATGCGCTCTCAGTAATTAAAAAGATAAAGGCAAAAAGGAAAAAACAATGCGTTTAGAAAATTTAGACTTGCCTGAAAATCTATACTGGCAAAACGAATTTGAACATAAAACCCTTGCGCAGTCCGTCGAGCGTACTGTCTCGGGTGGTGCTGTTATTGAGCATGTACCGCTCAGCTATGGGCAAAAAATAAAACTCACGGGTGCTTGGGCGACTCGTGCAGAAATCACGGTATTAAAAACATTAGAAAGTGCTAACGCGGTTATGAGTTTCGTCAGTAACAATGGCACTTATTCTGTTGTGTTTGATATTGAATCGGGCGGGGTTGAAGCAATTTTACTCAGTCCAGAAGTTGCGCCAACTTCTGACACGTTATACGAACTCACCATTAATTTATTAACAGTCGAACCTGTTCTTTAGGAATTTTAAACCATGGCAATTAATGCAACAGATGTACAAATCATGCGTCCAGAGCGGGTGAGCGATAACAGCGATGGCGGTGGCCAAATGACGGGCACAGCAATCGCCAGCGGAGACGTTAACAATTTATGGGATGACATTCCGCGCACAATGCTGGCTTATGGCGGCGTTTCACTGCGGAAATTGTTCTGTGCTATTCGCTCTGCAAATGTCGATAAATTCTTAGGTGGCCATGCCATTATTCAAAGCGATTCAGTGGCTGGTAACGTAAGCACGTTACTGTTCTCAACGGGTGATCACTACGACGAACGTCAGTTTGCCCAGGACAGTGTCGAGCAATTTGTTGTTATGGGTACGCGATCGCCGCTGCGCCCCGTTGGTACTCAGCGCAGGGGTCAGAGTGCGGTTGTTATGTATGCTGATCGCGAATCAGACGCCCCTCGTAACGGTGATGTTCTTGTGTTTAAAACACCTACAGCTGAACAATATATAAAAGTTTCGGATGTAACTACGCGCAAAGAAAATTACACATACGTGTTAAATAATGAGATGAAAGCTTATGCGGCAGTTGAATTTACGATTCGTATAACTCAGCCGTTAATAAAAGATTTTGAGGGAAAAGATCCGTCACCGCTGGCTAATCATGATTTGGAGGTTTTTAAAACTCAGTCAGCGGCTAGCGCACATTATTATGGTATTAAACCGTTAGCGGCTGATGCTGCGATCGGAGAAGCAACAGTAAAAGCTGATGGAATATTTCAGTCTATTGTTCCTACGGCCACAACAGAATCTGCGCTGCTTGATCAAAAGCCGGGTTTATCTTTGCAGGTTTTACAACCAACTGCAGAGTTGTTTATTGAAAAAAGCATGGGCTTGTTGAGTGGTTCCGTGTTGTTGACGCTTTCGAACTGTTTTACTCCTGGGTCTTTAGAGGTGGTTGTTGCGGGTACTGTGTATCACGACGCGGGTTCAGTATTAGAATTGGTTTCTGGAACATCTCGTTTGGATCTCGATCTAACGTTTATCAATGGTATTGAAGGGACTATTAATTTAGTTATTTCGGGCACATCAAACGTTGTTGTTCGATATATTCCAGCGGTTGCTGTTGAGTTAATACCGTATACCGAGTCGGTCGATATTAATATGGGTAATCGACAATTGACGTATGTCGAGCAACTCTCTCCTGCGCCTATGCCCGGCGGTTTACGGATTGAGTATCAATACCTTGGTAGTTGGTATGAGCTAACAGATAACGGTGCTGGCGTTATATCAGGCGAGGGTGCCACGGGTGTTATTAATAATAATTCGGGTTCATTGTCTTATAGTTTACCTGTTGAGCCAGATGATGGCTCAAAGATGATTTACACTTGGGCGCGTTCACCGTATGAGATAGATGGGGCAGTGCAAGAGTCACCTTCTAGTGCGTTTATAAAGTTGCCACTGCCAACGGATGCAGTGGCAGGGACGGTTGTATTAACTTGGGATAGTAATGCCTCTAGCTGCACGGCAATCGAAGCCAGTGATCAAAAAATTTCAGGTGATGCTTCAGGTTCAGTGCTAGGTAATGAAATATCGTTTACTCCTAATTCCAATGATTTCCCCACGTCTGATATTTATATTAGTTACTCTAAACGCGCGGCCTCTGCAATTAATGTTGATAAGCAAATTAATGTTAAAAATGGTGGTTTGCTAACAGTGAATCTTGGCGATACTAATATCGATGCTGCGTCTGTTGCGCTGTCGTTAAGCGTTTTTGTAGGTGCTAGCACTATTCAAAGTGGAAGTGAAACACTGACATCATTTAGAAATACCCTGTCTTTTAAGGGGCGTAGTAATGGTGATTTAGTCCAGCTTCATAAAAGTGGTTTCGGTACAGGTGTTAATTCTGTTGTTGGTTCTATCGATGAGGCCACGGGAATTGTAACGCTTGATTGCGACACATTGCAGCAGCGTGTTCGTGATTTTGAATACACATCAACAAAGGAGCGGTTAACGTATACTCGAGTTAAGACACAAACGGTATTAAGCCAGGCTGTCACTATTTCGTATCACAATACGTTTTCGCCAACGCCGCAAACCTACTCTGTTCCTGTTGCTGATTTAGATATAGAAATACCGCTGGGTTTCGAATTGTTAGTGCCAGGTGCATTAGCGATGGATCTTGGTGGCGTGCGTGTTATCGATAGAGGTGACGGCGCTCTTTATAAAAATTGGAATGAGCAAACGGGTGCGGGTGTTCGCTGTGGTGACATTAATTATTCTACAGCAGAAATGGTTATGAGCTATTCCTCATTACGTTCTGATATGAGTTCATTTAGTTGCAATATTGTTTCGTTGGCATCTGGCTTGGTTGCTGCGTCTGCCGTTACTAGCGTTGTGTTCAGAACAAAAGCGTCACCGCTGCGCCCAAGTGGTTTGCAGTTTTTAGCGCGTAGGGTTTCAGATACAGCGTTGTTACGTGCAGAGTCTATAAATGATGGCACGATATCGGGTGCTTTTGATTCGAATAATGTTCTGGGTTCATTGCCACAGCCAACAATCCGGAGCGGTTACAATATTCCTATTATTCCTGAGTCGCTGGGTGGAGGATCGGCGTCTGGGTCTGCAGATTATCAGTCGGGTATTGTGGAAATTAACTTCACTCAACCAGTGATTTTATCCACACTCACTTACAATGCGGTTGCATACAGCACTGTTCCTCTTAGCTCTGATATTTTGGGGGTTAATCCTGTTAAATTGCCAACCGATGGTCGCGTGCCGATTTTTCAGCCTGGGTATATAGTGGTTATTCATAACGAAAAGCAGATTGCTAATGCAACTCCAACGGCTGGTCAAATTATTGATTGTGGCCGTGCTCGATTAGCGCAAGCGGTGATCAAAGATGATAACGGATTAGAACTTGATGCTGCGCAATATTCTGTGAATAAAAAAACGGGCATTGTTACGCTGGCAGATCCGTTTGTTGCACAAACAGCTGATACAACATCATTGGCTATGCCTCTCACACTAACGCATCGTATTGAAGATATTTGTGCAGTAGGACGGGTAAATATTGACGGTACGATGTCTTTATTAACTCAGCTAGTGCACGACTACAGCGCGGGTGATTCGTTTGTCTCAAGCGCTATTTCATTTGCAACAATGCAGGCGCGAGTGCATACGCACTTCACACAAAAAATTGATCAATCGGGTTTGTTTGAAAATGTATTAGTCGGAGATGCAACAGTGTCGAGCTATGACGATATCAATTATCCAATTCTTATTGATAATATATCGGCAGTGCAAGAGCGCTGGAAGATCCGCTTCACCAACAACTCAGGTTTTGAACTGATTGGCGAAACGTTTGGGTTGATTGCGGTGGGTTCAACCGCTGTTGATTTTTCACCAATTAATCCGATGACCGACGCGCCGTATTTCACGATCAAATCAGCGGGCTGGGGCTCTGGCTGGGTTACAAATAACATATTGCGATTCAATACCGACGCGGCGGCAAAACCGATTTGGGCAATTCGTACTGTGCTACCTAGCACGGCACAAATTGAAAAAGATTTTATTAATATTGAATTTCGTGGAGATGCAGACTAATGGCTAGAACACCGACTGTTTATAGATGGGATGATCCAGGAGCGCCGGATCTTAATGCGATCATGCCGACGAGTGCTGATAAAAATAAGTTGCTTATCCATACGATTCTAAAGGCGTGCCTAGTTGATGGCTACGGTACAAAATCAGCAGCGGGCTGGACTATGCCACTCGAGGAAATTGTGTCTGATAGTTGTCGGTTCGTGCTGACCAATGCGGCTAATACTGGATCATTGCTGTATGAGGGAGGTTCGTTTTCTGGGGGCGCAACGAATATGTCTGCAAATACATTGTGGGCCTGTTCATCTGTTTCGAATATGGATTCACCAGTTAATGCATGGAGTTTTGGTTGTAAATATTCAAATAGAGGCGCTGCTACAGGAACTGTTTTTCATAAAACGGGAGTTTATTTTGCTCAAAATTGCGATAACTGGGTTGTAGTGGCAAATGAAAATTCTGTTGTGTTAGCTATTGGTACTTCTGCTGTAGATTTTAATTTAGGATCTGCCGCAGGTCCTGGCGTAAGCACTTCGGGTTTTGTTGTTTTTGGTGCTATGGCTGATTTGTTATCTCCAATTCAGGGTGATTTTTACATAGCCGGTGGTGGTAGTGGTTCGTATACAAGTGTTAGTCAGAATAGGGGGTTTGTTTCCAATTTGTTAACATCTAATATTGATATATTGGGTATTAGTAAGGCTGATTCTCATAATTATAAATATGTTCCATATACAGTAGAAAAAACATATTCTCCGTTGAGTGCGTGGCTGCCATTTCCTTTGGTTTATAATCAATACGGGCCTAGTGCTCCTGATGGGAATGCTTCTAGTAGGCTGTATTTTTCGGCGGCATTACCAGCCGTAAAGAAACTGCTTTTATGCCCGTATAATTTTTCTACTTTAAATGATTTTATGATGAGTAATTCATTTGAATACGGTAAAGAATTCACTTACCTGAGTTCTCAGTGGGTTGTGTTTAAGGCGGTTGATGATATTGTCAATGTAGTGAGTTTAGATCCTGCTGAGTGGGGTGCTTAAATGTTTATCGACATTGGTGCTGATTTTAAATATGGCACGCTTGATCTCTCTCAGTACGTCGCCGCCCTAAATACGAATTTAGATGTAGCCGCTATTGGTTTTGTTGACGGCTATTCTGTTGACGGTTCTCAGTTACTGTTATCTCGCTTAAAGCTGCCAGGCTCTACCGTCGTCAAATTCAAAAAAGAAGAGTTATTCAACAAACCAGTCAAGCTGATCGCGCGATTATTAAACACCGACGGTGTGTTCTGGGCTGATAATTTCATCTTGCAAGACGGCGTAGTCAACATCGATTTCAAGTCGCAAGGCGAAGCAGGCGGATCTGGCGAATTAAAAACATTCAACGGCTCATTAAGCCAAGACGGCCAACCAGTTTCACGGGCGGTTTACGCATTAGCGATCGGTGGTGATGTGCCCAGGCTGCTAACCAGTACGGTTTCAGATGCAGCGGGGAATTACTCACTGCAATGGAACGGCTATGTAGGGCAAATTCTAGTGACTGCCACAGATGATTATGGCGTACCGTTCACGGCTGAGGGATTGCTCGGCATCGGTGCTCGTGTGGGCCCTGCTTTTCCAAACGGCTACATTTATGAAGCCGCAAGCGCGGGAACACTTGGACTGGAAGAACCTGCGTGGCCTGCCATCGAGGGTGAATCTGTTACAAGTGGACAAGTGCAACTGGTTGCAAAGCCATTCTATCGCCCAAAATCTGCTGGGCCGTTCACGATCGTTTAGCGATCGCTTAATTTCATATCGCGAGAGCTGTTATGTATACGATTGAAATACTACCGCTGGCGCTGGATTTAGATCAACCTAAATACATACAGTCGGCGGATATTGAGCTAGGCGATGTGGCTGGATTTATACAAAAAAATCTATTCGTATCGTCTGCTGTATTCGCGTTTGATCTGTCTACTTCCAGAGCTAGCAAGGTAGGGTTCTCTAATTTTGTGCCTGTGCCGTTGTCTGTTGTGAATGCTAGTTCATTTGATGGAGCTATCGCAAAGGATGTTTTGTGTGCGTTGCCGTGGGGTGAGTTGATATCGATCAATAAAGCGCAGCGGTTGTCGTTTGATTGTGCATCTACTCAGTTAGAGAACCGCTTTGAATTAGTATGGGATGAGTTATTGCCCGTTGATCGTGCTAGTGAATTGCATGTTGAATCGAGTGATCGCTTCATCAATACTGGCTGGGATATTCGCATTAACGATACGTTGTTTGAATTATCACGCGTGATCGATGCACCACAGTTCGCGGTTGATCTGTACTCGATCCGCGATGGTGAATACGATCTGCGCCAAATGGATTTGTTCACAAACTTAAGCACCGAGCTTAATTTTAATGAATCACCCTATGTGCCAAATTCAAATATTAGCTGGGGCAACTATCAACTAACTAGACTACCTGCTGCACCACTTTCAACAACGATAAAAACATCAGCATACCAGCCACCGGCTAAATCTGATTTGACGGTATTGCCGTGGGGTGTGGGCATCCCGCTGCAGTATTCGCCAGAATTGCCGTATGCCGTTGAAGAAGAAATCATTGTTCCTGGCGAAGTGCCTGATGCAAATAAAAAAGAGGTTTATCTCATAGTGAATAATGTGAATGTGTTTGCGTTGCCAGGGAATGAACCGCTGGCCTTTGCCGATATTAAGATGGATCTGGATCTTGATTCATACAGTTGGAAGCTATCAGCGGATGTACTGAATCAGCAATCGATTGATCTAATAAAACCAGATGCTACTGGCAATAAAGAAGTGGCGGTTGAGATTAACGGCCATCGTTGGTCCTTCTTTGTGCCGGCATGGTCGAGCAGTCGCAGCATATCGGGCGATGCTCTGAATAAACGCTACTCGATCACGGGTTACAGCCGCGCCCAATATTTGGGTTTGCCGTATGCGCCAAAACGTACCCGTAGTATTGGCAATACCACAGCAGTACAAGCGGCTAATGATGAGCTAATGGGTACTGGATTTACATTAACTTGGGATATTGCACAGCTGCCAGATTGGGTGATGCCAAACAGCGTATTCAGTTACCAGGAACTCGCAGTGCTTTCGGTCATTAAAAAACTAGCCAGTACTGTTGGCGCAGTGCTGCAACCTGCAATGGATGCCGATGTGCTAACTGTGCAGCCACGATATAAAGTCGCGCCGTGGGATTTGGCAACCGCTACAGTAGATCGAACAATTCACGAGAATCAAATACTCAGCGAAGGCGGTGTGTTGGTATCGAATGCGAAAATAAATGGGGTGTATGTCTCGGGTGAATCCGAAGGGGTTGGTTTAAATGTTAGCCGGCAAGGGACGGCGGGGGATGTAATAGGTGCAGATGTTGTTGATGGTTGGCTGAGTGCAGTAGAAGCCAATACAAGTCGCGGCCGCGCAGAAATTGCAGCCAGTGGCGATCGCATTAATCACTCGTTAGAACTGGCTATCCCTGAATCTTCAGCACAGCCTGGCTTGCTTATGCCTGGCATGATTGTGGAGGTTCAATTCAACGACGCTTCAAAAAACTATCGTGGCTACGTGCAAAACAATGTCGTGTCTGTGCCTGGTCGTGGTCTGTCTAAATGCCGACAGTCAATAACAATAGAACAGCCATTGGGTTGGGAGTCGTAAATATGAGTAACCCGTGGGTTAAATTTGGTGCGTTGACTACACCAGGGGCAAAAGCTGTAGTAACTGTAACAACGGTAAATAGCGACGGTACATCAATTGTTACGTTGCGATCAGGCCAGTCGTTGCGAGTGCAGGGTGATAGTGTACCGGCCAACAGCAAAGCGTTAATCCAAGACGGGAAAATCATCGGTTCGGCCCCTACGTTGCCAGTGCAATCTAGTTTCGTCTAATGTGTGTCTGTGAGGAATTTGTGAGTTTTGATAGTTTTGTTGGTGATTAATTCGAACGGAATTGTCAGATAAGTACAGAACTGTAAAGCTTCTTGCATGCTGATCAATCGTGATTTATTTATAATGTTGTCAGCGTTTTTATCTCATCATCTGTATTAACTGACTTTGGTGATGCTTGGTTTGTTGACTTGATTTTTATCGGACACCGGAAACTATTAAAGGAATATTATTATGTCTACGAATCTGCCTGCACGCCTTTACGATGTTAATCAGCGCTGGATCACTGGAATTGTTAACGGGAAAGTGCAAACTATTACCCGTATTGGGCCTTGTGCTTTGATTATTTCACCTCAAGAAATCCCTAAATTAATACTAATGAAAGAATGGATTGATGATGAGCTTGCTGAGCAAATAAAATCCGCACTCATTCAGAGGGAATAATAATTAGCTGGATATCTGGGGCAGCAATTGAAATTCTATCAATAAATCGCTGCTCTGATTTTCTACATATAAGTGCCACTGTAGGCACTTTACCTGTTTGAGCGCTGTAGTAGAGTGCTTGGCCGATGCCTTCAGCCCATTTTCTACACCAGTCAAATTCAATTGCTTGAGTTTCAGTTAGGCAATCCACTCGTGTACGATCAGGAAGACGGTGCTCAATCTGGCCTTGCCACTGCTGGCAATAATGATCAACATAGTCGGCTTCTGTATCCATTCAGATTCTTAGCTCTCGTATAAATCGAAAAATGCTTCAATTTCTCTCTTGATTCTATGATACTCACCTTCACCATGTTCTCTGGCAGAGACTGTGACATTAGGCATTGAAGTGTCGACTACTAGGGATATATATTTCTCGTTATCTTCAAGAGAGAATGATTTGACATGGTTGAGTACGATAAATTCACCGTTTGAGATTTTCAATGCGGTATTCATAATAAAGTTCCTTTTTACTAAGTAAGTAATATTCTTCAGTTTTATCAATGTGGGCTAATTATATTTTTTCAAGGATGTGTGCCCCTTATTAGATGCTCTTACAGATTTATCACTGATCTAGCTCAGAGCTAGATTATTACAGATCCTTGCCTAATGCTCCGTCCATAAGTCTTTATCAAATTTAATTTCTTTGTTTTGGTGTTCAATGTGATATTTTACGTAGTTAAGAGAGCTAAGTATTTGAAGCTTTACACCATTGAATATGATTCTGGCAAACTTCTTCTTCCTGAATCGTCGATCGAATCGAAGTTTTATGTATGGTAGTGAAATCATAAGATACCTGATTGGTGTGTCTCTAACGCTTTTGTTGTGGGGCGGTGAAACGTAGCGAGGAACGAGTGAAGTGTAACCGTCCCAGCACCGCAGGTGCGATCACCAACTGATTGTTATGAATTTTGGTAATCCTTTTTCTTTCCTTTAGGGCCTATAACTTGAAATTTTATTTCAACGAAGCCTGAGTCGCCTAAATATGTCTTTAATAGTCTTGGCTTACACTCTTCAATACCAAAATATACTATTCTAGATGCTACATCTGACGGAACAAAACCAACAAATCGTTTCTTAGTTCCAAATAGTCCTTTCGTACAACCTTTAACTTTAATAGCATTCAGGTCGAACTTATTCTTTTCATCTCTTTCAAATTCAAGCCACTGTTCTTTAGATGAAATGAATTTAACAGCATCTATTTTTCTATGCTGAATTCCTGCAATATCTAATCGATCTTCAAATATCTGGAAATCATCAGGTATTGGCTGTTCACTTAAGTGATATTCCTTTTTCATACAATTCTCGACTATTCATAACGCTTTTGTTGTGGGGCGCTGAAAGCGTCCAAGACCCGCAGGGGCTGAACCACCAACTTTTTGTTAAATTTATTCCTCAAGCAACTGCTTTGCTTGAAATAGCTTTTCGTTTTTCTTATATTCTGCATATGTTTCTCCGTAACTTGTGTCGTACCAACTACCACAAATATGACGTGAAAGTTTATAGCCAGCCCTGGGGATCAGTGTACATAAGCCAAAGACGATAACAAAAATATAAAAATACTCCTCACTGAATAAGTCAGTATCAAACCCTAAGCCCCATCGAACAAGTCCAATAAGACACATTAGCGTTAGAGAGACACCGCCAATAAAACCATTAGCACGCAAGTGAGCAGATCTAAATCGGCTAAATTCATAAAAATTGAATGATTCATTCAT